TCCGGCAGTTACGATGACGGATATACAACGGGCAAGAACGAGGGTTACGAAAAAGGCGTTCGTGATGCGTGGGAGACAGCGAAGAAGCTGTTCAATACAAACTACAACTCACAGCTAACCGCTATGGGGTTTCCCATCATTGATGACGATTGGATGCTTACAATACAGGGTATCTTCAATCAAGACCCGCTTCGTGTGGTAGACAAGATTAAGAGAGCTGACGAATGGCAAAATAAGTTGTATGACGAGGTGGTTTTCGTTGGCATGAAGTGGAACTGCCCGATTGAGGATGTTCTGCGGATTGTCAAAGAGAGGTGGGAGAAAAAGGATGCAGATAGCAGATAGACGAGTTAAGCACGGATGCGCTAAACGTGGTTCGCCTACAAGGTTATATCGGGTTTGGCAAAATATGAAATGCAGATGCAATAATCCACATTCAAAAGAATATAAATACTATGGTCAGCGTGGCATATCAATATGCAAAGAATGGAATGATTTTGGTCTTTTTCAAAAATGGGCGTATGAAAATGGTTATGACGAAACCGCTAAACGTGGTGAATGTACGCTCGATAGAATTGATTTGAACAAGGACTATGAACCAACTAATTGCAGATGGGTTGACGCAAAAACACAAGCCAATAATAGGCGTAGATGGGGAACGGTAGTCAGAAACCATAAGATGATAACGTGGCGTTTTAATGGAGAAGAACATACTGTTGCAGAGTGGAGTGACATAACAGGAATAAACAGAAAAGTTCTTCGCTCCCGGTATCATAAGGGTTGGAATATTGAACGTATATTAACTACGCCCACGAATTACAGAAGGAGCGAAGCATGAGAATGGTGATTGATATACCCGATAATTTCAATCTTGAAAATGAAATCAACACATTATCTAACTCTGTGATACGGAAAGCCTTAAAGAACGGCACACCACTTCCCGAACACCACGGAAGATTGATTGATGTGGATGCCATTGAATATACTCATGCCATAGCAAGATGTTTAGATGATGGGCATAATTGGAATGAATTATGCGTGACCGAAAATGAGTTATATGATGCACCAACAATCATTCCCGCAACGGAAGAAGGTGACGGGGAATGAAATGTTATTTAAGATTTGGAAATTTACCTCCAAATAATATATCGCTAAAACATCGTGGCGATGAAATAATAAAAGAGGAAAAAGGATTAAGCGTTTGGGATTGCACCATGGTTAATGACGTGCCTTTTCCTCTACTTCCTAATAACGCTTCTGAATCGGCTATGGCAGATTATTTCTACATGCTTTTAAGTGACCGCCCTGTATTTTTAGTTACAGGAACAGAAATTGAAGAACGCGGTAGCGCAGGAGAACCACTTCTTACAAATTCAATAACTATAATTAGAGAATACACTGAAGATTATCGTTACTTAAAATCAATACATAGTAAGAAAGAGGGTGAAGGGGAATGACAAATGAGGAAAAATTGAGAGAAATATTCTCGGACTCGATATACATGATGAAGAATCAAGTGAAGCAGATAAGGCAGAAAGTGAGGATAAGTAAATGGCGAGCGTTAATAAGAAGAAAAAAGCAAAGAACTCGTATCTTGAAGGTGGTGCTGAAAAGCAATTTGGCATCAAGTTAAAAAGATTATTTTACTACTGCAAACAAGATAGGTTGAAGAACAAGCGTGAGGTTAAAAGGATCTCCAAGGATGAAAACTGTTAAAACACAAGGCAGAAAGCGAGAAAAAGGAATGAAAGAATTAGTAATTCAATTACCTGACAATTATACTGATAACATTTACACTGTGGCTAATACAACCATACGCAAGGCGCTTATTAACGCTAAACCACTTCCCGAAAATCACGGAAGGCTGATAGACATCGGCAAGGTCGAGTTTGTTGATGTATTCCCGGTGAGAGCATATGACAAGGGTTGGCACAATGCGGTAAGGCTCTGCGTTGAAACATTGAGGAATGCCCCGACAGTATTAGAGGCTACGAAAGAAGGTGACGGGGAATTATGACGGATAAAGAGGCGGAAGATTACCTTGGAAGAGCATTAAAGAAACAGAAACCGCAAATGGTGATATATGAAAGCGATGGTTTTGCGGATGGAAATCCTGTGTATGATTTTGCAAATTGTCCTTGTTGTAAGTATGCGTATGAAGAAGGTGACAAAGACTGGAATTTACCGTTCTGTCCGAATTGTGGACAGGCGTTGAAATGGGAGGTGACGGGGAATGACAAATCTTGAAAAGCTCCGGGAAACATTCCCGAAAACGATTTTTATATTCCAAAAGAACGGAAACGATGAAACGACCGGAATTATGTGTTCCAACGAATGGCTTCAGGGAGATTACAACCAAATGTATAAGGATTCCGAGCCTTGTGAGGATGCGGTGAGCAGAAAAGACATTGGAGAATGCATAGAGTTAATGACAGATATAAACGGGAAAACAATATATGCCGTGAGAATGTCAGACATAAGAAAGTTACCGCCTGTAACTCCGAAACCGAAGACGGGGAAGTGGGCGAAAACGGGGCAAAGCTATATCAATCCGAATAGGTTTCGGAATTACTGTTGTTCCGAGTGTGGTTGGGAACTTGACGAACACATAAGGATTGAACCGCACTATTGCCCTAACTGCGGTGCGAAGATGGAAGGGGTGAGCAAATGAAGAACTGTACCGATTGCATACTTGATGGAACGGACGCTTGCCAAAGAGGTGCGGGGCGGGCGGTTGATGATGAGGTGTGTGAGTGCTTCGTGGATGACAAGGAAACCGAAGTTGATTTCAGCAGAATGTTTGAGGAAAGCGAGGAAGAGGAATGAGGTTAATAAACGCAGATAAAATTCATCCCGATGTTAGGACGCAACATGGGGCGTTAGCAATAAGTCAAGGACAGTTAGCCTATGCGGAAACAGTAAATGCTATTTTAATTCCCAAAGGTGCGACAAATGGCGAGATTATACAAGCGTTGTTTCCAAACGTAGATAAGGTTTTTTCAAATATCATTGATTTGAACTTATGGTGGAACGCAAAGTACAAAGCAGAAAGCGAGGAATGAATGACCAAAGAAGAAATATTAGCCTGTCTTACTGACAGACCGTGTACGGTATGCAAGTTTCACAGCGAAGAAGGGTGCGGCAAATGGAATTGTGTCTTTGAAGAAGAACCCGAAGATAAGCCCGTCAACGTAGTTCTGGACGAAATGAAGTCCATCGTTGACAAACTGATAGACGATGGCTTGAAGGTGATCGAGAAGCGCAGAAAGGAGAACGCAGAGTGTACATAAAGGATATGCAGAACGGTACTGTCAGAAAATACGGGTCTGACCACCATGACAGCTTGCAGATTTCCGATGATGGAAGAACGCTGTCATACGAGAATTTGCAGAACGGGGATGGCAGCAGATACGGTGATTATCGTTTCGTCACCGACAAGGACGGTTTTATTCCGAGTGAGGACGAAGTGCTTATCAAACATGGCGCAGAAGCCTACTTCAACATCGGCGGGTTTGGGGATTTAGAGCATGATATAAACCACCTGATAGAAGAATACAGCGATACGCTTGACAGAATGGAACAGGACAGGCGGGCAGATGCGCCGAGTATCGGGATGACAAACGCATTACTGACAGGCAAGATCGGTGTGTATGCGAAAGTGATATCCGACCTCAAAGGGTTGGTATGGGCTGAAAGCGAGGAAAACGATGTTTGATTTCGAAAAAATGATAGAAGAACAGATGCAACGTATTGTTGCCGAAAGAGAACGGATGATCTTCGAACAGGCAAAGCAAGTTAAGGCTATCGCAGATACGGTGCTGATATGTTCGAGGAAAAATGCCGTGATTGTCAAGAGCGCAATGTTCGAAGCGGGAATCAACAATGTAACGGTTATCGTCACGGACTTATGCGAGGATGACAAGTGCTATATGTTAAACAAGAATGAGTTTGAGATACCGCATTATTTTCCGCCGCATTTTGAATGGGAGGTAAACAATGAGTGAGATATTAGACAGCGGAGAGCGCAGAACCTTCGAAACAGGCGCAGAACGGGATATGCAAGAAGGGAAAGGTCGATTTGACCTTCTCCCGATGTGCGTTCTTATGCGCCTTGCAAAGCATTATGAAAAGGGCGCAATCAAATATAAGGAACGGAATTGGGAAAAAGGAATCCCGGCACACAGTTTCGCAGACAGCGCAATGCGCCACCTTGTAAAATACCTTGACGGGTGGAATGACGAAGATCATTTAATTTCGGCTATATGGAATTTATGCGGTCTTGCATGGACGGAAGAAAAGAAACCTGAAATGATGGATATAGCAGCAAGGAAAACAAACGCCCCAGAACACCCCGATGATGTAGCAGACAGGGAAAAGAAGATCGCAGAAAGCGGAGAGAATACATGAAAGCACATTGCTTGTTTGAACAATCAGGCACATTCAAGAATGAATTTAAGAAGTTAGGCATTGAAGCCTATGATTATGATATAGCAAATGATTACGGGGAGACAGATTATCAAGTTGATCTATTTGACGAAATAGAAGCGGCATGGGGGGGTGAAACGTCAGTATTTGACAGCGTTTCAGAGAACGACATAGTATTTGCGTTCTTCCCCTGTACCAAGTTTGAAGACCAAGCTATTTTAGGTTTTCGCGGTGATCGGTTTCAGATGGCGAAATATACCGACGAACAGAAATTGGAATATGATATAAAACAACACGACGAATTGCATAGAAATTATTCAATAATTACTAAACTTGTTCTTGTTTGTATGCGCCGAGGGTTAAAGCTGATAATTGAGAACCCTTATAGCGAACAGCATTATTTAACGCGCTATTGGGCTATAAAGCCAAAAGTAATAGACAGAGACAGAAGAGAGAACGGGGACGTTTACCGCAAGCCTACACAATTTTGGTTTATTGGTACTGAACCGCAGAACAACCTTGTCTTTGAAGCATTAGATTATGTTGAAACAAGAGCCGCATTACAGAAAGTGATAGGACAAAACGGTAAAAAAAGAGTTGTGATACGGAGCGAAATACATCCGCAGTATGCAAATCGTTTTATAAGACAATATATATTAAATGAAAGTGGGAGAAATGAAGATCGGACTAATTGACGTAGACGGTCATAATTACCCGAATCTGCCCCTGATGAAAATATCCGCATGGCATAAGCAGCAAGGAGATCATGTAGAGTGGTACGAGCCGTTTAACGGATTGATAGAAGAATACGACAAGGTTTATATGTCGAAAGTATTCAGCTTTACCCCAGACTATGAGTTTCCGATCTACGCCAAAGAGATCGAAAAGGGCGGCACGGGTTATTGTATTGAAATGGTAGACGGGAAAGAAGTATTTCACGCAGAACGAAATAAGAACTTGCCCGATGAAGTAGAACATATTTACCCCGATTATTCGATTTATCCGGAGCAAACGAAAGACACCGCATACGGGTTTTTAACAAGGGGCTGTCCGAGAAATTGCGATTTCTGTCATGTGGCGCAGAAAGAGGGCAGATGTAGTATAAAGGTTGCTGATCTTTCCGAGTTTTGGAGAGGGCAGAAGAAGATTGTCCTTTGTGACCCGAATATATTAGCCTGTAAAAATCACATGGAACTGTTACAGCAATTAGCAGATAGCAAAGCACTTGTTGAGTTTAATCAGGGACTTGATATAAGGCTGATAACGGACAAGAACCTTGAATTATTACGACAAATAAGATTAGATCAAATACATTTTGCGTTTGATCGTTGGCAAGATAAGGATATTATCGAACCGAGACTACGGGCTTTTGTAGAAAGAACGGGCTATAACAGAGGGAAAGGACGTGTAATGGTTTATATCCTATGTAATTTTGACACTACACTTGAACAGGATATGTACCGCATACAGCTTTGTAGAGAGCTAAACATACAACCTTATCCGATGATTTACGACAAAGAACATTGTAAAACGATCTATAGGAGAATACAGCGTTGGTGCAATCCGATTATCTTTTGGAGCTGTCCGACGTTTGATGAATACGATACAAGAATAACAAAGCAGAAAGAAGGTAATTAAACATGGCGAGACTCGATAAGTCACCGAAAGAGCCAGGGGCTAACAGAAAAGCTTTATTGCAAGCGATGGAAGCTCTTAAACATCCCCGTGTGGATGTAAAAGACCCACGGGCAATCGAAGAAAGAATCGCAGAATATCTCCAATATTGCGTAGAACAAGACGTTGCCCCTTCGGCGGCAGCTTGCGCAAGTTGGTTAGGCGTTAGTGTATCAACCATTCAAAGTTGGTACGCGGGTACGTCAGCAACGCCAGAACATCAAGCGGTAGCCGCAAGGTTCTATTTGATTCTTCAAGATGTATGGTCGCAGAATATGCAAGAGAACAATATAAATCCTGTTAGCGGTATCTTTATGGGAAAAGTTTTCTTTGGTTACAAAGATACACAGGACATTGTTGTTAATCATACGCTACAGAATGAAATGTCGGCAGCAGATTTGATCGCAGAAAGCCGTATGCTTCCGGGTGGTGACAATCTTATCATTGACGCAGAAGCAAAAGTGATCGAAGAAAAACAGCCCCAGAATACAATGGAGCTACCCGCGTTACAAATAGCTTATGAAAGATTGCAGAACGCGCAGAAAGCAAAAGCGGCGCAGAAAGAAGAACCTAAAAAAAAATTGAAGCTAACCCTTACAGGGAAGAATTAAAATATATAAAAGATGTACGGCGCGAAAGATCGTTAGAACGCGCAGCCAAATACGCCGATAAGAATTTGGAAATGGGACTACCGTATGACGCAAGCGGGAAAGACCGAAGAGAAATATGGTATAGTTATAAAAGAAAAGAAACAAAAGAAGCTCTTGCAAAAATTCGGCAAGAGTGGGCAGAAAGAGACGCGGCAGAAAAAGCCAGAGTAGAAGCCGCAAGAAAGAAGCTCAAATTTTAAACAAAAATATTATCCAACAAGTGATTTGCTTTGTTGTCTTTGTGTTCTTCTTGGCAAGAGAGACCATCTTAAATCGGTGGTCTCTTTTGTTTTGTGGTTCTAACTTCGTAAAGCGTTGTCAGAATGGCGTTTATTTCGTTTTAAAATGCTTGTTGGTAATCATAATAGGGTAAAGCAGAAAGACGGTTTAAACGGTATTAAAACGCATTTAAACGGCATATGGATTCAGAATGTTTTCTGGGGCAAAAAAGAAAGCCCATGTGCGATCACATAGGCTTTTTTCAAGGGGCTAATTTTTTATAACCTTGTCTTTCTATGCTTAAAGTAGTTGTGTATAGGATGCTGTTTTGTCCAATGACGGACGATTTCGTCTATTTCTTCATCGCTGTACATAGGTATTGAGATTTGGTATCGCTCTATACCATCTTGAACAATGCCAAGACCGTGCTTCGGAAGATCACACGCAGAAGAGTCACCTATAATCTGGCGGGATTCTTGAGGGTCGCGGCAGAAGAGAGCGCAGCGACACGAGCAGTTAAGAACGATCTCGGCGCGGAGTATTTTTCTATTTGGTGCCTGTGTCAGCATTAAGAAATATACTCCTGTGGCGCGAGCAATCGAGATTGAATCCGCTATTAGTTGTGTTATTGTTTTAGCTTGTTTTGATGTCATCAAATCAACTAATTCATCAATGATGACATAAATCGGACAGCCTCTAAATTTTCGCTCTCCGAGACGTTGCATAGTCTGTAGTCTATTGTCTATGATCTGTCGAACATAATTTAGCGCAGAAAGAGTTTTTTCGATGTCATCCGCGTACATGATCGTATGCGGCAAGTCTTTGTAACAATTAAGCTCCACTTTTTTCGGATCTATCAATATAAACCTTGCGCCATTCTCGCCGTCCGGAAACTTCGTGCAAAGCAGCGCATACATAATATCATTTTCAAGTACGCTTTTTCCGCTTCCTGTCATGCCAGCTATTAGCGTGTGGTTGTTTTCAACCATATCAATTAGATATGGTTTATAGTATAAGCCATCAGGCAACGTGTAAGTATATTTCATGCGCTTGCCTCCTCTCAATCGCAACCTTGATTTTCATCAGAAAGCGAGTAGTTTTTACAATCCTCATATTTGAGGGTCTCGTCATGCGTGATCTTGATTGGATAGAAAAGCCTCTCTTGCTGTTCGTCATAGCAAGCTATATCTATACCGATTTCACGCAGCCATTCTTCGCCGTATTTGGCTTTCATTTTGGCAAATGATAATTTATGCTCGCGAAAATCATTTAGCCTCTTTACAGCACGTTTACGGCGATTAACAGCAGCTTTATACCACTTTGTTTTTTCGGCAAGATCAGCCTTGTTTATTTCTTCTTCTGTCTTTCCCGCTTTGCGCATATCTTCTTTTTCGTATTCGTACAAACCGCCGAAATTTTCCAACTCTGGCTCGCCGCCGTAAAGGTTTGACTCGTCGATATGGTTTCTGTTAAAAATCGCAGAAAGCTCATAGACATCGTGACCACCAAAAGAACCATAACCATTATAATAACTTGTACATAATTTTTCCCCGTACTCCCCTGAAAACTCTTCCGGAATCAGCAGAAAGCACTTATCACCTATTTTTATTTGGTTCTTATTCTTACAATCTAACCATGAAAAACATCCCATCTTTTTCCCTCCTGTTGTTTATAATCGCATATTATTTTGTTTTAGTCAATCAAGCATATTTGCGAATAACCACTTCCCATATATATCTTCCATCGGTGGCGTAATCGTTTTGGTTGTTATACCACCATGTTTCAAGCGCGTCCATTTCATCGCAGAAATCGTTACATCTTTCAAGAATCTCTTTATTTATCGCAGAAAGAAAGATTACTAATTCCTCGTTTGCTTCCTCGTATGCGCTTTCGTAAAATTCATTTTGTGGAGCTATGCTGTATCCTTCTCGCTCGTACTCCGCGCACTCTGTCGCGAGTCTGTGAGCAGTTTGAAAAAAGTATCTTGCATCGCAGAAAAGACTTAAATTTGAAAGCTCGTACGAGTACGGCAAATTTATAACACCATCATTATACATTGTTTCGACAAGATCAATAAATTCGCTTGCGTGCTGTGTGTCTGTCGAGATATAATCCGCAATGCCGCCAATTTCAAAGTCAATGTGTTTGTTGCTTCGCAAGTATGCGCAAATATCGTCTCTCTGGCTATCGCGTAAATCAATCGAGTATTTCATAATCTGATCGCGCAGCCAATTATTTACATCATATAATGCTGTCATTTCTTCCCACTCCAAATCACTCAATATTTTCTTTCTCATGTTGTAGCCTCCTTTGGGATTGCCATAATTGCGATATCTCCATTATCATAAGAGAAGCAACCTTTTCTTGTCTTTGATTCTCTTATGCCTGTGATCGTTTCCGGATATTCCCATGTGTTATAGTTGTGGTGTAAATATTGCATGATGTAATCAACAAGTGCTTGTTTCGGTGGCTGTGAATATATGGCAGCGCATTTGATCTCTGGCTTGCCTGTCTCAAGTATAAGTATTTTAGAAATCATATTGTGTTAGCTCCTTTTTAAAATTTTTTGCTCGGATCTTCCCCGACCTAATTCGCAGAAAGAGCGAAAAAAAATCGCAGAAAGACATTTTTTGATTTCTGGGGCTAAAATTTTGCCCCTTGATTTTGGATAAAATGACAGAAGAGGAGAGGAGGCAAGGCAAAACCGCTTTGCCTCCATCCGTCTCTGCCTGTGTGCGATCATACATTTCTATATGTGAAATGCTGTGCGCCATTTCCAAGAACGTAATCGGATATAAATTTAGAAATCTGATGTGCGCTTGTCATTGTGAATCCGTAAACGTAACGCAAGAAATCATATGTTTTATTATTTGCTCTGTCATAGATTGCAATAACTGTGTTGTAGCTCTTGAGAATTTCGAAGTTTTCGAAGTGGTAAACATACGCTTGACAGCTTCGAAGCTGATTAGATTTTGCAAGTAAGTATTTGCCGCGATACTTCTTTTCAAACTCCTCATAAAATGATTTAACAATCTCGTTTTCTTTTCTCTGTTCTTCTCTCTGTGCTTTGTTCATGGTGTGTCCTCCTCTTGTAGTGGTTTGTTTTGTTGTGGCTGTGTTCTCTTTGTGGCTGTCTGGCGTTTACTCTTCGTCAGTTTCCGGAAATGTCGCTATTGCCTGTATTAACTCGGCAAAATCGTTATCAATGTAATCATGGCTCAATCGGTCATAATGCTCTAAAAGCTCATCGAGCATACAATCTTCATCAACATTACTTCTATAAAGATCAATCTTCGAATCTGTGCTTTCTAATCCGTAAATGCTAAAATAAAAGTAATCGTCATACTTGTTGAAATCTGCTGTAAGATCGTCTAAAAGCTTTGTAGCCTTGCAATCGCAATAAAAATCATCTAACTCGCTCATGTCATACGCTCGGAATCCGTCCGCGTAACCATTGTAATTATCTAACTCTTCGACACAGGCTGTAAAAATATCATCATCATTCTTCAATATATCAAGTGCAAAACCTATCAATTTACCTTTGTCCATGCTTTCGAAATCTGTGCTTGCTAACAACATTGCGTTCATGCTTTCTTCCTCCTTTATTTCGTCTTTTAATATGTCTATTTGCTGTTCTAACTCTTCTATTCTGTCCTCGTACCATACAACGCTTGTGTGATGTGTTTCTGTGTCTGCTATTCTTGCCAAATCGCGCTTGCATTTTAAAATCTCGTTTTCCTTTTCATTAATGTGCATTTTTGTCATTTTAATTTCAAATCTTGTTTTCATGCTTTGTCCTCCTCTGTCGCTTTGTCTGCTCTCGGTCTCTTCTGGAATGAAATAACCATGTTGTCAAAATCTTCTGTTGCTTTCGTGATCGCTTCAAGCTCTTCGCTTGTGATGTTTCCGAAGTATTCCGGAATCTTTCTTTTCTTCATGTTCTTGCCTCCTCTCGCTCTCTTTCCTCAATCCACACACGATAAAACATACATCCTTCGCGCTCTCGTGCTTTTCTCGCTTCCTCTTTTGCTTCCTCGATGCTTTCGTATTCCTCGCCATCATACTCGGCTATAAAGCCATCATCCTCGCGAAACATTACAATATAAGTCTTTCTCATTTTCTGTCCTCCTATCATCCGAAGTAATAATAAGAACGTCCGATTTTGACGCGGCAGCACATATCATCAGGCACGAGCGGATTCAATGTAATTTCGCTTGTGTACTCCTTGCCATTGACTTCGATATACAGATTGTCGTCGTCGTCCTTATAGATCGTTTTTGCATCCTTAAAGTAGTAATACAATGCTTTGTGCGTGTCTCTGAATCTGTCGTGGATTCTCTCAAGCTGTTCTCTTGTGTAGTCTTTCATGGCGTGTCCTCCTTTGTTGGTGGTGTCGATTCAGGCTTAACCATTCGAACGAATGTTTCCTTAATCGGTGGGCTTTTTTCTTTATTTTACCATACGTTTTTGCATACGTCAAGACGTTTTTGCATAAAATAATGGAAAAATGACAAGAAATTGACTTTATATAGGTAAAAACACGCCGCCATTTTTTAGATCCGAGCAATTATTTCGCTAAATGCTGATTTAGCGCAATGTACTTGGCTAAAGTGCGTCGCTTGGTTGGCACGTTTTCCGGAAATTTCGATTTTTGCCCCGTCTTTTTTGGTGTGATCGTGAGTGAAAAATGATCTTTTTGGAGTTAGTACCACAAAAAAATTGACCTACCCATGGGGATATGCTGCCGGAGTCTGGGGCATAGCTTAACCTCTTCCCCAGAAAAAATTCAAAAAAAGGACTTCCTGTGTCATCGGGATAGCATAAGTCATTGACAATGTGATTAAGTTCGGGGTAAAAAAACAGGAGCTTGGAAAAGTGATTTCAAAAAATAAAAAAAATCAAAAAAGGGACATCGAGGTCGAAGTGATTTTTAATGATCTGATTTAAGAATTGATTTTATGTTTTTTATTTTTTATCCATGTGTGGAACACACATAAAAATATTCTAATACAAATACTAATACTATTTCTTTTTCTAATACTTATACTATTACTATTACTACAGATACCCTATTTTTTTTTTTTCATCTGCAATAGATACCGTATTCTATGCAATTTTGTACCAGAATACGGTATCAAACGCAGAAAGATACCATATATTGGAGTATTACAATACAAAACTGTTGACAAACTGACATTTTTGCATATAATAAAAATATAGTGATTTGAGATCAATTTATTTATATTTTTCTTACAGGAGGGAAACGAAAATGGGAATGAAGGTAAATGTAACGGAGGCATTAAAGTTGTTAGCGATCAGGAAGGGGAAGACCATCTCAACGATCAATAAGGAGATGGGATTCAAGAGTGACTGTCTTGGTAAACAGGTAGGACGGGGTTCTATCCGTATGAGGGTAGGAGCTGCGGTAGCGGAAGCCTGTGGGTACAAGATGGTGCTTATCCCCGAAGAGGTAGACGTATCGGAGGTAGACGGCATAGAGATTAAGGGAGAGGTAGATTTAGAATGACCAAGAAAGAGCAGATAGAGTATGGACGCTTAAAGCGTGATATAGAACATGGCAGATTATTAACGCCTGATGGATTGCGAATGATATGTTCTGCCTGTGAATATGATGCCACGAAGATAGGACAATACTTTTTAGAACTATTGGGAAGGATAACTAATGACCGAACTTGAAGAACTGATACAGGCTTATGGTAGTTTCTGTAAGAACAAGGTTTTTACCAAAGCGATCTTATGCGCCGAGAAGGTTTACGAAGACGACAAGACCGAAGGTAAGAACCTGATGTCTGACTTCCGGAAGAAGATGATGTATGAGATTCAGACGGGAGGAAATGCGGGTGAATGTTTAGAGTTGAGTAGGAGGAGCTACTTTGATACGGCGAAGGATTCATTCGACGATTTTATGATAGCGATGGAATGGAAGCGGAATCGTAATAGCCGATTCTGGCTTCCGAGACGCAAGATTCTTGAAGACAAGTTCCATATCTGTACGGCGATTGAAGACTTTATGAACGAGAAGAAGGGGAAGAAACTCACATTATCAACACCACCCGGATGTGGAAAAAGTACGCTTATCAAATTCCTCATGGCGTTCATCATGGGTAAGTACCCTGACAGCAAGAATATGTACATAAGCTATTCAGACGGCATGGTCAAGATGATGATGGACGCAGTAGTTGATATGACTTCTGGGGATGAATATTGCTTCAATGACATCTTCCATGTGGGTAAGCCCGAAAAGAGCGCGGAGTATAACACCATCGGCTTTAGGCGTAGGGGTGATGCGCAGACCTTTAACCTCTGTTCTATCGGTGGTTCTATCACGGGTCGAACGAGAGCTGACCTCTTTATGATTACGGATGACCTTGTAAAGAACGCCGAAGAAGCGAGAAGCCCTGAACGTCTTGAAACCTTGTACGCCAACTATACCGACACGATCAGTACCCGTCAGATTGGTAACAACGTGAAGGAGATCATGTTAGGCACGATATGGTCTATCTATGACCCCATATCCCGTGAGAAGATCAGGTATGAGGGAGAGCCGGGGTATCATTTCTATGCTTTCCCTGTCTGTGACGAAGAGGGACATTCTAACTTCCATTACGATTGTGAGGATTGCTACACGGACGAGAAGATAGCGCAGATAAGGGAGAAGTTAGACCCTGTAACATTTAGCTGTCTGTACTTGCAAAGGGGTATTCAGAAAGAGGGGATGCCGTTCACACAAGAGCAGCTTACATGGTATGACGGTGTTCTTCCAGACGGCGAACCCGATAACGTATTTGCGTTCTGTGATGTGGCTTTTGGTGGCGGTGATAGCTTATCCATGCCGATAGCCTATAAGTACGGGAATGATATATTCGTCCATGACGTTGTATTCAGCCGTAAAGACAAGTCTGTTACCGTACCCATAGTAAGTCATAGGTTACAGCAACATAACGTCCGCAAGGTGCGTTTTGAAGCGAACGTGGGCGGTCAGAGTTACGCCGATGAAGTTAGCGCAAAGGTTAAAGAGATCGGGTACGCTTGTAACGTGACTTCAAAACGTGCGCCTAACACTATGAGCAAGCTGTCAAAGATCGAGCAGTATCAGCAGAATATCCGGGAGATACATTTCAGGCGTGACAAGGCGAGAGGTCGGGAGTATGACCTGTTTATCAATGAGCTACAGACATTCAGCTTCACCCAGAAGAACTTGCATGATGACGCTGCGGACAGTTTAGCCGGACTCTGCGATATGGAAGTGAACGGAGTAGTAAAGATTCAGACGCTTGGTAGGCGATTATGGTAAACCCCTTATAGGGGTTTATTTTTATGCCCTTTTAATCAATATCTTGTATTCAATTCTACGATTACACAATATCTTGTATAGAACACCTCTACACTTATTGACATCCTTATAACCCCATGTTTGAATGAAGTCGGGATAGTATAAAAATACTATCCTTTTTGTATTTCTTGGGATTCTAAAAGCGAGGTGGCGTATGGCAAGGACTTTATTTGGACGAAGACAGATAAAGACAAGCGAAGAAGCTGTTACGGCAGAGAATGTCGTAAAGGTTCTTGCTTCGGCATACACTACCCATCTGGCGAACCGAGACGAAATCGAATACCTCTACAAGTATTACAAGGGCGCACAGCCCGTTTTAGAGCGTACCAAAGACATACGCCCCGAAATCTGTAACCACATCATTGAGAACCGTGCCAATCAGATCGTTAATTTCCGTGTAGGCTATACCGTTGGCAAGCCCATTCAGTATGTGTCTACCGTGAGTGATGACAATACTTCCGCTGACATAGCGAAGTTCAACGACATTATGAGGGTAGCGGGCAAGGCAAGCAGAGACAAACAGCTTGTAGAGTGGATGATGATATGCGGTGTCGGCTATCGTATGGTGATGCCCAATAAGAGCCGCAATACACGGCTGCCGTTTGAACTGTATTCACTTGACCCCCGTAATGCGTTCATCATCCGTAGGAACGATATAGCGGGTACACCTTTGGCGGGTGTCTACTACATCACGAACGAAAATATCAGCGGTGAGACAACCGAAAAGCTGACGTTCTATATCTACACCAACACGGGAGAGTATTTCGTAGTTGAAGGTTGGCAGAGCGGCAAGGTTATTGAACATTCCCACTACGCCTTGTCAGATATACCGATAATCGAGTACCCGCTCAACAATGCGAGGTTGGGTGCGTTTGAGGTGGTTTTGAGTCTCCTTGATGCCTTGAACGACCTTGATTCGAACAGGCTCGATTCGGTATCACAGTTCGTACAGAGCTTGCTTGTAGCCTACAACTGCGAACTTCCCGAAGGTGAGACCGCTAACAGCATAAGAGACAAGGGTATCGTGGTTCTTAAATCAAACGGCGAGAACAAAGCCGATTTGAAGGTTATCAGCGAGACCTTGAATCAAGACCAGATAGAGACCTTGAAGCGTGACATTATAGACGCTATCAACGAGATAGTCGGTATGCCGAGTCAGGGTAACGGTTCAACGGGTGACAGCTCCAACAACGGTGCGGTCATCTTGAAGAACGGATGGCAAGGCGCAGAGACAAGGGCGCAAGACTTTGAAATGATGTTCCGTGAGCCGGAACAGAGGATGCTCGATATTACCACGGTCATCTGTAACAACCTTCTTGCTATGGAGCTTAACGCTGACAACATAGACGTTAAGTTCACGAGAAGAAACTATGAAGACCTTCTCACGAAGAGTCAGACGTTAATAACCATGTTACAGAATGACAAGATACATCCTCAATGTGCTTATGAGGCAAGCGGATTGTTTATAGACACACAGGATGCCTACAACATGGGCATGGATTGGTATAAGGAGCAGTTAAAGAAAGCGGAAGAGATCGCTAATAATACTGCCCCAGAAGAAACGGCGGTGACCGACAATGAGAATACTGCCGATTGACGAACTGAATATCTTAAAGGGCGAGTACGGAGAGTCAGGCACACCCATAACGGACTTCGCCCTTGATGATATAATCGAGGACTTGCTTGATATATTCCTACTTGCTATGGCGAGGGGCGTATTGATCGTGAATGAACAGTTCGGAACGGAATACAAACCGTCTGCGGTACAGATCGAGAAGACCATATACGAGAAGATAGACGGTGTTACTTGGGAAGACCGAGTAAGAACTTGGTACGAAAACGGCGGTACTACCGCTGATGTAATAAGGATTGCGGAAACGGAGTCACACCGCATAGGCAACGAAGCGGCATATACGGCAGCTAAAGAAGTCGGAGCAAAGACAAAAACATGGATTTGTCAAATGCTACCAACGAGTAGAGACCCGCATATTTGGCTGAACGGTACAACAGTTCCGATAGACGGATTTTTTTATACGGACGATGGAAACAAAGCGTTGTACCCTGGACAATTCGGAGTTGCTTCTCTTGATGTGAATTGCTTATGCGAATTGAAGTTTGAATAAAGGAGAATCAGTAATGGCGAAGCTGACGCTCACAGTTCCACATTATCATGAAAGCATGGAAATGTGCGAGTTCTTGTTCAAGAGTTTAGACATTCAGCACGGTATCGACAAGAACGATTTCACCGTGTTGGTAGTCAACGATGGTGAAGAGTGTGCATTGACCCGTGAGGATATTGGGGAACGAAGTTATGAAGTAAAGGTTGTCACGATACCTCATGCGGGGTTATCCGAAGCCCGAAATTACGGCATAGACCACGCAGAGACAGAATACGTTATGTTCTGCGATAGTGACGATGGATTTTTAAGCAATTACGGCTTGCATTTGATACTTGCGGCTATCGAAGAGGGATTTGACGTATTAAGCAGCGCATTTATCGAGGAATTACCACAGGACGGTAAATGGCGCATACACAGACGGGATAAGGACAAGGTTTTTGTTCACGGCAAAGCGTACAGACGGCAGTTCCTTATTGACAACAAGATACGGTTCAATCCTACTTTGCACTTCTGTGAAGACAGCCTGTTCAATGCCGAGGTATTTGTACTTGCCCAGAAGCAGAAGTACATTGAAACACCGCTCTATTTGTGGGCATGGAACGCAGTATCAACAGTTCGTGTTGACCGAGAAAATATCTGCTTGAAAAAGTACGATCAGATCATTCTCATGCGTACCCTGACACTTCGGATGTTCAAGTCGCACGGCAAGATGGATGAATACAAACAGGGTATCTGTTCGGCTATAGCGGATTGCTATTGTGATTTTCAAGAGCCGCTGTTCACGAAGCCGGAGAACAAACCGCTTCGGGATAGAGCCGAGAAGGTATTTAAAAAGTTCTATTGTGAGTTCTCACATGACTTTATGCAATGTGACTCCGAACTGATAGGCAAGGCGTTGTTAGAAGCAAGGTTAAGGGCGTTTGACAGCGGGTATCGGGTAGAACAGACAGACTACAAATCATGGCTCAAACACATCAAAAATGATGTGAGCATTTAACAAGTGAATATTGGGTGGATAGACCCGCGAATCGAAAAGGGTTAGCCTAACCCCTTCCACCCTTTATTAAGGCGGCTATAAAGGCAATAGCTTCATACGGAAAGGTATGGGGGTATTGTCTTTTTTTATATGCAGTCAGGGAAGACTATAATCGCAAACTTCGGGGATGAAGTATAAAAGCGCAAAGAACAAACGGCGGGTCAAGAGAATGACCTAAATCACGCAAAGGAGAAATTGAATATGGCAGAGAACACTAACGTAACTGAAAACACCAACGTAACCGACACACAGGACACCGCTACTACCGATCTTTCGGCATTACAGGCTGAACTTGAAAAGATTAAGGCTGAAAACGCCAAACTGAAAAACGCCCAGAGCAACGCTTCGGCAGACGCAAGTAAATACAAGAAAGAACTTGCGGCTCGTATGTCCGAAGAGGAAAAGAAAGCAGCCGAGACAAAGGAACTGATCGAACAGCTTAAAGCCGATAATGCGGCATTGAAGCGTTCACAGGCTTTGGCAGAGCATAAGGCGGGTTTGGTAAGCGTAGGATTTGAGAGCGAACTTGCCGAGAAAGCGGCTACCGCATTTTTCGACAATGACTTTGCTTCATTTGCGGGTCACTTAAAGGAGTTTGTCACAGCCCGTGATAAGGCTAAAGCGGCAGAGGACATAAGAAATACTCCCCGCCCCGGAGTTGGTGCAACAGGAACGGCAGCCATAACACAGGAACAGTTCGATAAGATGGGCTATTCCGAGAGGCTGAAAGTCTACAACGAACAGCCCGAATTATACAAAACACTCACAAAATCTTAAAAGGAGAATAAGACTATGGCACAGACATTACTTGCAAACCTTGTCAATCCCGAAGTTCTTACCCCTATGATTGACAAGAAACTTACAGACTACATGAAATTTGCGCCTCTTGCAACGATCGACACCACACTCGTTGGACAGCCCGGTAACACCGTTTTCATGCCTTACTATGCGTAAACCAATATGCGCCCTTACACAGTAATGTGTATTGCAAACTCTTTTAATTGCTGGAAACACTTACCGCCTAAATGCGTCAGACGGTAAGCCAATCAGCAGCCAAGACTTACAACTGAATATCACAAAAAGAATCAAGAAGTTTTTTAATTGAACTGATTCTCCAATAAGGAATACGCAATAACGGAATGTTATGTTGATTGCAATAATCGGTTTTGATTTGGTCACGGCGGTTTACTTGAGACTTGTTTTCTTCGGTATTCCATCCCGAATTACGAGGTCGAAAATGCTGTGAACCGTCAAATTCAATCAGGCGGAGCTGATCGTTAATGAAGATTGCGAAGTCAAACGGTAAAGGTTGTTTATCGACACAATCCTTAAACCTATATTGAGCAATATAAGGTATATCGTGTAGGTCAAGATAATCGCTAATCAGCTTTTCACCTAAAGACCGATTACAAAACGGACAACGAAAAGCCCGTAATAAATCTTTCGGGTTAGCATCCCACACATGACCACATACGTTATGCTTAACCTTTATCGGAGTTCGATTATTAACATACTCTCCCAAAACGGTGTATTGGTCAGGATATTTCACTTCAAGCTGTTTACTGAATTTAGCGGTATCTTTGAAACCGTGACAAACAGGACAGCCGTGACCGCTTAAAATATTGTTTGGTGTAGCCTGATAGATATGACCGCAAGAAAGATTTTTAACTTTGATAGGTTTGTTGTTGCCGTGATAATCGGATAAGACCTCATAAGATAAATTCTTTTGAGCGAGATCGTTAATAAATTGTTCGGTAGATTTGGTTTTAGTGCGAGATACCGCACCGTAATGACATAACGGATGACCGCATCCACGTTTTCTTAATAAATCGACAGGATGCTTCCACATTTCGTGACCGCAATCTTTGAAACGAACAAGAACGTCATCAGCTTGACAAGTATAAGGCGTAAGAAGTTCAACTTTATCGCCCCAGATACTAAAAACTTCTGATTGAAACTGTTCGGGAGATTTTTTTCTCGACATGATATTCACCTTCCTTTCTAAAGATATTATAACACATTTAACCAATGTAGTCAAGATAAGGAATAGTTGTAAGTAAGGTTCAACGACTATCCCGTAAGGGAGTACACCACAAGCGATTGGTGGTGGAAATGGAGAGTACCCCACAGGGGTAAAGATATAGTCTGAACGTCTATGGTGACATAGAGCAGTCCTAAAAGGACGGGCATAGAGTAGCGACCTATGTTGAACACAAATTGATATTGGTGACGCAGCAGTTCTTTCAGAGGGTGTATCACTCACTCCCTCTGTACTGTCAACAGGAATGGCTAACGTAACCATCGAGAAGATCGCAAAGGGCGTTGAGCTTACTGACGAAGCTATCCTGTCAGGTTACGGTGACCCTTACGGTGAAGCAGCAGACCAGATCGCTCATGCTATCGCTAATGCGGTTGATAACAAGATTCTTTCTATCCTTCACGCTATCACAGGCACAATGGCATACAGCACCGTAAACAACACCACACTTCCTACTGATACCGACATCATTTCAGCACTTGAATTGTTCGGTGAGGATATTGAGGACGGACAGAGCGTTGCTCTTGTATCACCCGCTGTTTATACCGCAATGCGCGGCAACGTAAACTCATGGGTTCCCGCATCAGAGATTGCGGCAGAGATCAAGGTTAAAGGCGTTGTAGGCGAGTATCAGGGTTGTCAGGTTATGGTTTCCAACAAGTTAAAGAGTGGCGCAGCGGGAGCGGGAGATATTCTTATCGTTAAGCCGGGCGCACTCCGTATCTTCTTGAAGAGAGATACCCTTGTTGAAGCTGATCGTGACATCCTTAACTTCACCAACGTAATTACGGCAAGCAAGCACTATGCAGCTTATCTGTATGATGCTACAAAGGCTATCCGTATTTACAAGCCCGCTTAATATATGGGTATGCTGTTGAGGCGGCATTACGCTGACGCAGAGGTTGAGAAGCCTGTTGAACAGCCCGAAGCGGAAAGCGTAAAGGAAATGCCGACAGAGGAAATCGAACAGGCGGCTGTAACGGAAGAGAAAGAAGAAAAGCGCAGAGGCGGCAGACCCGCAAAGCGCAAGTAACATAAACACACGGCATTGAGAGGTAAGCGGTTATGACAACAGCAGAGAAATTAACGCTTGTAAAGACCATACTTGGCATATCGGCAAGTGATACATCTTTGGATGATGAACTGACCGCTTATCTCAATATGGCGGGTGAAGAGATACTGAATTGGATGTACATTAACCATCCGAGTCAACGCCCGGAAGGTACAAGTGCGACAGTACCCGCCCGCTACACAATGGTTCAAGTCCATGCTGTAGTAAACGGGTTCTCGCACAAGGGAGCAGAGGGTGAGACCATTCATAACGAGAATGGCATTAACCGCACGTTTAAATACGATGATATGATTGCCTACATTCATGGTAACGTCTTCCAGATCATTTAAGGGGGTGTATATATGCGTTCTTTGAACAGGAACAAGCAGAGAATATACTACTCGCTTTATTCAAGCAAGACACCGATACTTGACGAATACGGCAATCAGACGGGCGAGTATGAGACTACTTATGCCACGCCCGTAGCACTCGATATAAACGTATCTGCCGCCCGTGGAACTTCGGACGTAGAACAATTCGGTATCAATCTGAACTATACAAAAAGCATGGTTACGAACGATCTTACTTGCCCGATTGACGAAACATCAAGGTTGTGGGTCAACAAATATCCTTTTGTTCTGGATGACAACAACAATGTGGCATCAATCACTCCCCATAACTACGTTGTAGTGTCTGTGGCAAAGAGTATCAATTCAATAACCTATGCGATAAAGGAAGTGTCGGTAACATGATTATAAACATCACGTTAGACGAGAAATCGTTAGAAGACGCTATCCGCAAGGTTGAAGATTACAGCAAGGATTTAAAGACAAAGACAAGTCAGCTCGTAGACGATGTGGCAACACAGGTGGAAGAGTATGCGGCACTTGAGTTATCACATCATATCGAGACGGGGGAGACAATCGCTTCACTTCAAAAGGAGATAAACAAGGGCGGGTTTACCGCTCATATCCTTGTCGGTGGTGCGGCGGTATGGCTTGAATTTGGTACGGGCGTTGTGGCTAACCCTGTTGGTGTGGGCGGTTATGTTCATCCAAAGGGCGCAGAACTTGGCATGAGTGGTATCGGTACGTTCGGTAACCATAACGGGTCTAACCCCGATGGTTGGTGGTATTACGATGAAAACGGAAGACGAAGACACACATTCGGTATTCCCGCCACCATGTTCATGTGGAACAGCGCACAAGCCGCAAGGCGGGATATACCATACTTGGCAAGGAGGATTTGGTCATGATCGACCTTGAAAACGAAGTATTCAATACCGTGGCTAATGCTCTTCGTGCTTCGTACAGCGGTATATCGGTCTACGGTGAGACGGTGGAAACACCTTCTTCGTTCCCGTCCGTATCTCTTGTCGAGGATGATAACTCCGAGATAGAGTTCAACAGAACCCTTGCAAGAAAGCCTGAAACGGCTTGTAACCTCATGTACACAGCTAATGTGTACAGCAACCTAAAGACGGGCAAGAAAGCGCAAGCAAAGGCTATTATGGACGTTATAGACCAACGTATGCACGATATGGGGTTTATCCGTACAATGCGTTCCCAAATACCTAATCTTGACCGAACAATCTACCGTATTACAGCACGGTACACGCAAGTCTATCAAACATTTTAACAGGAGGATATAAAGCTATGGCTAATGAGATCATTACCGTTGGCGCAAGAGTCAAGTACGCGTTCGAAGATTCGTTACATCCGGGTGATAGACCGACTTCGGGCTATGTAACCCTTGCAGACGTTACCGAAGCTCCCGAAATCGCCCTGTCTCTTGAAACCATTGATGTATCAAACATCATGGACAAGATTACTCGCTACGTTCCGGGCAGACAAGACCCCGGTGGAGAGAAGACCTTCACTCTGAATCATACCGATGCGGCTATCGCAGCTTGGAATACCCTTGTGGCACAGGCTGAAACCAAAAAGGACAGCGGGCTTCGTTGTTGGTTTGAGTATGTTTACCCGAACGCTACCAATTCCTTCTACTTCTGCGGTACACCGAAACAGATCGGTAACAGCGGTATCAGCGGCAACTCCGCGTCTACTCTTTCCGCAAGCGTAGTATTTGAGGAGCTTGGTGGATGGGCAGCTCACTCAACACAGATCAGCACCACCGATACTACAAAGAGCGTAGTTAAGAACGCCACCGCTACCACAAGCATTTCAAACGCTGTTGGAACTGTAAAGGTTGAGTCAAGCAATCCCGCAGTTGCCACGGGTTCGGTTACTACCACAACTCTTACCATCAGCGGTGTAGCGGCGGGTACAGCAGTTCTTACCCTGACCGATGACAACGGCGATTCTTGCAAGGTTGTAGTAACCTGTACAGCGGGCGCATAAGAATAACACGATAGAAACGTAGGACAGAGGTTCGCCACCTTTTCTGTGACCATGTGCGCAGATTACTACGTTTTTATAAATATCATTAACCTACATGGAGGATAAAACTATGGCAGAAAAAACAGCAGTAAAGAAGACGGACGATAAGCAGATAAAGCCTATCATTCTTAAAGACGAAAGCAACGGTGATGTGTTTGTTTTGGAGTTTGATCGTGCAAGCGTTAAGTTCGCTGAATCCAGAGGATTCAATATCAATGCGTTTGATAGCGGACTTAATATGTCAGCGATAGAGGAGCTTTTCTTCTATGCGTTCCGCAAGCATCATCCGAACCAGAGCAAAGCCGATACAGATAAAATTCTGTATGACAAGTTGAAGGGAATCCCGGAGGGTATGCTTGAAAGACTTGTAGAGCTTTTCCTTCTTCCGTTCAACACCCTCATGCAGACAGAGGACAATTCAAAAAACTCGACAATGGCGGTGGAGTTTTAAGCGAAGGAACACCACAAGAAGAAACTTTATCGTCATTTACAGAAGCGTTCTATAAAATCCTTCCGTATTATCTCGCTATCGGTATGCCTTACGAACTGTTTTGGAATGGCGAACCAATACTCGCAAAGGTGTACCGAGAAGCGCATGAGATCATAAATCAGCAAAAGAATCAAGAAATGTGGGTACAGGGCATATATAACTTCCGTGGCTTTAGAGCGGTTGCGGAGAGTTTGGCATATGGTTTGAGCGGTGGTAAAGGTTCAAAACCGAGTCAATACCCCGATGCGCCTATACCATTTACCGAAGCCGAACAAAAGGCGGCTACGGAACGTAACAAAGCAAAAACCTTACAATGGGTTGAAAGCGGACAACATTAAGGCGGTGAAGATATGGCTACTATGGGAACTACCATTGATACCTTACAGGTCAATATAACAGCCAATGCGCAAACAGCTACTAATGCGCTGAAATCATTAGCAACGGCTTTAAATAGGGTTAAGACCGCCTTAACAGGCATGAAAGACGGTGCTACTGTAAGTAGCCATTTATCTTCAAGCCTTAATGAAATGAACGGTGCGCTTAACAATATCAACACAGGCAGTATTAAGAAACTACAAAAACTTGCTACTGCTCTTGATACTTACACAAGCGCAGTAAAGAATCTAAAGTCAACAAGGGGCGGAATTACCGCAAGTATCAGGGATGCGGAAAGAGCATTAGGCATAAAGAGCGGAAGCGCACGTTCAAAGGGTGGTAGAAGCAAAGTTAAAGACGGAATTGACCCGAATGACCCCGACACTTACACCACCGATGATGTTGTTGACGCTAAATGGACAAAAGTTAAACAAAAGGCTTCGATGATAAAAGGCTTTTTGAAGACTATCGGCAGAATTGCTCTTTACCGTGCCATTCGTTCCGCTATAAAGGCGGTTGCACAAGCGTTTGACGAAGGTTTACACAACGCCTACTATTTCAGCAAGCAGACCGGAGATTTATCAAAACTTGCCGAGACGCTTGACCGTATCAAGTCTGTAACAAGTCAGATGGTAAATCAGCTTGGTTCGTTCTGGGGCGAGTTGATTCAGTTCGCCGCACCCGCTTTGGAGTGGATTGCTAACAAGGTCAGAGAGATAGTTGAATACCTGACAGAGTTCTTCGCAGCCATGAACGGCGATACGCAATGGAAACGTGCGGTATATGTCGAGAAATCATGGGATGATGCGACAGACAAGCTGAAAGAATACAAACATCAGCTTCTTGGATTGGATGAGCTTAATAATCTGTCAAAAAACAAAGACAATGATAAGGTTAAGCAGATTCAAGATGCGTTAGGCGATTTTGAGTATGTTGACGTAAGCGACAAAATGAAGGGTATGGCAAACAATATACGTCCGATTCTTAAATGGATAAAGGACGCTATAAAAGCCATATGGGAAACCCTTACATCACCGTGGGGCTTATTGGTTGGCGGTGCAATCCTGACGTTCTTTTCATCACATAAATTGCTTGGTATCGGCATGATGGCTATGGGCGCAATCAAGCTGTATCAGAAAGCAAAAGAAGACCCCGATGGTCTGTACAATCAGATAAAGGGATTCATGGAGAAATACCGTTGGCTGTTTGTAGTTGGCGCAATCGGTCTTACCGTTGTCGGTGCGGCATTGTTGTTCACAGGTCACTATGCACTTGGACTTGGATGTATTTTGAGCGGAGTTGCTTTAGGTGCTACCGCAATAGCGATTACTTGGGAAAAGTTATACGGTGACTTGGAGTATATGTTTACACAATTTGCCCCGTTGTTCGCTCTTGTGGGTGTCGGGTCAATGGTAGTGGGCGCACTTTTGTTGTTCACAGGTCATATCGGACTTGGTTTAGGATTGCTCGTATTTGGTGGATTTTTAACCGCTTCAACCATAGCCTTTAATTGGGACAGCATATTAGACGGTCTTAAAAAGGCGTGGGATAAAATCAAACTTTGGTGGTACAACGATGTAAAAGGAAATATCAACAAAGCCGCAAATTGGATTGAAGAAACGCTTGGTTGGGATATAAACGGAGACGGTAAGATCGGCGGTCTTCAAACACAGTTTGATATGTCCGACATTAACGGAACACAAACAAAAGTAACCAAAAACTCACCTAATCTTGACTTGCTTAAAATCAACAATCCGAGTGGATTGATAAAGGACTTTTCGGATAAGCTGTCAAAAGGCAATATTCAGACCGAGATTCTGATTGGAGAACCTTCTAATCCTACCTTGAAGGACTTCAAGAATAAACTTAAAAACGGTGCAAAGTTTGACACAGAAGTTCAGTTAGGAAAAGAAGCTGTACCCGCCTTTAGTACGGTTCAAGCGTTAAATGATTTGAGGGAAGAAACAGGAAATCTGACAATTCAAGGCGCATTGGGAGATAAAGCCCGTGAAGCTACCGTTAGTGCTTTCAAGACAGGCATGGCGGGACACATGGTTGACGTTGTTGGTGAGTGGTTCGGTCAAGATGCGGGATGGTTCAACCCGAATAGAAAGCGTGAAGCAAAAGCATTAGGTGGTATTCCTTCAAGCGGTTCTTTATTCTATGCCGGAGAATCAGGCGCAGAATTTGTCGGCAACATCGGTTCTACTTCTGCCGTAGCCAATACAGGACAGATGACCGATGCAATCTACAAGGCTGCCTACATGGGCATGAGCAAAGCCTTGAAAGAAAACGGCGGTGGAAACATGAACGGTTGGGAGGCTTCTACCACGGATGAAATCTTCGCAGTAATGCGCAAGAAAGCAAGCAATTACAACAAGCGGACGGGCAATCCCGCTTTCGCATAAGAGTACATAGGGGGAATAGGATATGGCTTACGGTGATTATAAAGTTGTAACTCCTGTCGGTACGGAAAACCCCAGAGCGTCAGGGTGGTACGAAAAGAGCGGTAGTGTATATTACCTTACCGCCGATACCACCGTGCAACAGGGAACAACGTACTACGAGAAGGGCTACTTAATCAAGGTGGGCGCATATACCGTTCCCTTTAAGTATATCAAGGCTGACACATATCAATGCGTATGGGAGACGGTAGATTTCGATAGCTACCGTGACGCTAACGGACAGTTGCATAGACCCGCTGTATCAGACCGCAAGATTATGAAGTGCGAGTGGGAAACCCCGGATATGAGCGATACCGAGATCGCAGACCTCTTGTCGAACATACAGGCGCAGTACATTTACACACAGGATTCTGACGAGAGGAAAGCAAAGGCTTGTAACGTAACGGCATGGATGCCCGAAGCCAACGCCTACAAGTCGGATAAGTGCTACCTGACAGCGGACGTTAATTTCACCATCCGATACGCTGATAAGGACAGGTTGAGGTATGACCCCATAAGGTTTGCTTTCATAGGCTACGGAACGGATGCGGCGGCGCAGTAAGGAATAAGAGAGATACAGACAGGGGAGCGTGTTAAGGCATATGATTAACTATCAGTACCCGTTGGCGTTCTTGCGAGAGAATGTCACAAAGGATTTCATAATCACCGATGGAACGGTAACGGTCAGCGGTGAGACTTATACCATAACGGGCGATACCGTGACGATCACCAACACCGAGTTGGATAGTGAAGCGTTTGAACTTCATCAGAGCCTTAACTCCGAAATGCAGTTGAGGTTCGGGTCATGCGAGAGTTCGTACATATCCTTCACGTTCCATCCGTCCGATGATACAATTTCAACCCTGTTGGGCAAGTGGTTGAAGGTCTACATTTATCCTAACAATAAACCGTCCAGAATACTTCAAATTGGCGTTTTCAAAGTTCAGACAGACAAACTTACCAACGATAGAAAAGCCCGCCGTATAACCGCTTATGACGCTATGTACGACATAATCAATTCGGACGTAGCTGATTGGTATAACAACAACGTGTTCATGCCGATACCCCTGATTCAGCCCACTACGACAATGGCTCTGTTCCGGCTGTTGTTCATAGGTCACTTCGGGTTAGAAGCCGAGGAAACAACGCTTGTCAATGACAACATAACCATACACAAGACAATCGAACCCGAAACCTTGTCGGGAGCTGACGTTATCAAGGCTATCTGCGAGTTGAACGGTGTCTTCGGCATGATAACCAACGAGGGCAAGTTTAGGTTTGTGGAACTGCCGAAAGACATAAGAGAAGACCCCGATGAAGTCGTTACGGAGATTACGGTATCACAAACCATTGACGTTGAGTATGAAGACTACGACAGTTTGGTTATTACAGGCGTTAAGGTGATAACGAACAAGGAAACTCAATTCTTTGCTTCTGCCGAGACTCCCGAAAATATCTACACGATAAACGGCAACTTCCTGATTGCTGATTATCAGGGAACGGATTTAACAAGGGTGGTACAAAAACTTGCCGCAAAACTCTACAACCACTACTATCAGCCCTTGACGGTAAACGCCATAGGTAACCCCGTACACGAAGTAGGAGACGCTATAAAGGTCATTCTTAAAGACGGAACAGAATTGCCCACCTACATTCTTGAACGCACTTTAAGGGGCATACAGGCGTTAAGAGACACCTATACCGCAAAAGGCGAACAGTTAGTTAGCGAAAGTCTGAACAGCATATCAAGCAGATACAATCAGATTTCGAATGATATTGCACAGGGGTCTAACAATGCCGCAGAAACGGCAAACATAGATTTTGCGGAAATAATACGCAATATAGGTTTTCGTCTGCTTGACGAACCGTCGGATGTTTCTATTAGCTATGACCCATTATATGAGAGGGTTTCAATAAAATACACAGACCCCGATGACATTGATACCAACGAACCTGTACAGGCTGAATGGGCGGGTACGGTAATAGTTAGAGATGATGAAAAAAATCCGCTACATAAATGGGACGGGGATTTAATCAATGATTCAACCACGCACAACGAGTATTCCGATACAGCCTTATATGACGAAGACGAATTGGTGGTAGGAAATACATACTACTATGGTATATTCCCTTACGATACAAGAGGGTGGTACAGATATACAAAAGTTTTTGCCGTTCAAATTGTTCCCATGCCGATTCCAGACATTACTTCGCTTCGGGCAGACCACACGGAAGTTACTCTGAAATATTCAGTACCAACGGAATACCAATGGTCAGAAATCGGTGTTGTATATAAGAAGAACTCACCGCCCGAAAGTCGAACCGACGGAAGAACGGTAGATATAACAGGCGGTAGCGGAACGGTTACTATAACAGGCTTATCCGACCAAACTCTTTATTATTTCAAGATATATTCAACCGAAAGCACCTCTTCAAAGCAGTTTTTAAGTGAAGCAAAACAGGCAACAACAGGCAAGTCGTTGTTAGGCGGTATCGTTGAAATTGTCGGAATAGTTAAAGGTGGCACAGAAGTATTTGATTATGTAGAAGAAGTTACAATTACAAAACAATAAGGAGGAAAAGCATGAATGAGTTTGAGAAACAAACGGAAGAAACAAGTGATTTCATAGAAGAGGTAAACAGCGAAGTCAAAGGAGAGGGTGACCCGTTTCCTTACGAAGAGATCATTACTATAACAAAAGTAGAATAAGCAAGGAGGAAAAGATATGCTTTTAGATAATTACAAAAAATTATTTATGCCACAGCAAGTATATGCTACAAACGCCAGAGGAAATTCAGATTACTATCCTAACGTAGACGGTCAAACTTATGGATACGGAAGATATCAATGTATTGTTGGTTCAAAACCTGTTTGGAACGCAGCGGCGAGCATGGGGTCAACATGGCTTGATGTGGGAACAGGCGATACGGCAGAGACGGCATCGGACTATACTATGACTGACATGAATAAGGATACGGGTGCATTAACTGTATTAAGTATGCAATCACTTTCTCGCAGCGTGGGCGATATTATAAATCTTAATTTGGTGGTAAAAAACAACGGAAATTCCAATGTCACTATCAGAGAAGTTGGAATTGCGGGCAATCCTACATCGTCCAATGCAACTTGGCCCGCTGTAAATTATACCTTTTTGTTATTTAGAAAAGTTCTTGATAATCCCGTAATAATAGCACCCGATGAAACATACAATTTCAACTATCGTGTGAGATTCAAGAGCAATTAACCAATAAAGTTTGCAGCTTTTCAACAGTTTTCCCGCCCCGAACGGTGATACGATAATGGTAGAGAGGTAAGAATGGACGTAGTAATTAAATTGCCACAGGAATTGTTCGCAAGGAATTACAACGGGTGGTGTGATAAACAAGATATTGCGGAAATTCTTGAAGCGGTCGCAAATGGTACACCACTTAATGCCACTAACCCCGATTGTCCTATAAAAGAAAAGGAGAAATAAGCGTATGGCTACACGGCAAGAGTTTTGTAACGGTATGAACAAGCTGTATGAAGACCACGGGATGTACGTTGGTACAGGCAACGGTGAACGTACTCTTGATGTGGCGGGCAAGTTCTTTGAAATGGAAGAAAAATATGCCCGTAGGGATAAATACGGCAACCCGCTTTGGTACACCGATACCGCAAGAGACTATGAATACCTTGCAAAGTGCTACCGCAAAAAGTGGGATATGTCGAAATCCCGTGCCGCTGATTGTTCTGGCGCAGAGGTAGCGGTTTTGCGTGACTTGGGTATCATATCTAAAAATGCCGATTACAACTGCCGTACCTTCATGAAGAAGTGTAACGAAGAGGGCAAGTTAGTACCTCTGAAAGCACTTCAACCGGGAGACGTAGTATTTGACAAGGAAGAAAAGCCTACACATATGGCTACCTATGTAGGCTATGTCGATGGCGAAAGCGATATGGTAGTTGAGTTCAAAGGTCGAGACGATGGTTGCGTTCGTAGAAAGTTAAGCGAGGGCGGTTGGGCTATAGGCGGTCACTTGCCCGACAAATGGTTTGAGGATGATGTTATGGTACTTACAAGAGTTTTGAAGTATATCCCCGAAAACTTAATGCGTGGGGATGATGTTAGACAGGTTCAGATGCAGTTACAGCTTGCGGGTTATACGCCCGGTGTAGCTGACGGTGCATTTGGCAAGAAAACAAAGATCGCTGTACAGGCATTTCAGCTTGACAATGGACTTACAGCAGACGGAATAGTAGGCAAAAACACAGCGATGGCATTAGGCTTCGCTTGGGAAGGTTAAGCAAAGGTAGGTGGTGGATATGGAAATCGTAATAGCAATTCTTGGAAGTGGCGTTATTTCTACGGCGATTAGCTGTCTGTTTCAGTTACACAGCGACAAGAAAAAGAAGTTGGATATGTTCGAAAACGGCATGAGTCTACTTCTCTTGTCAGCTATGAAGACACAGGGCAAGGCTATTCTCGCAGACGGTACAGTTTCGAAGAGCGATTATGACAGCTTTTGCGCTACCTACGATGCCTACAAGTCTCTTGGCGGTGACGGATGGGCAGACGGTATCAAAAAACAAGTAGATGCTTTGGAAAAGACTATTGATGAATAAGGAGGATATGAACATGAAACTTTCAAACAAGGTTTATGACATTCTGAAATTTATCGCCCAGATTCTTTTACCCGCTCTTGGTACTCTGTACTTCGCTCTTGCGGGTATATGGGGTTTCCCTTATGGCGAACAGATTGTAGGCACGATCACAGCCATTGATACGTTCTTGGGTGCGCTGTTGGGCATTTCAACGTATCAGTATAACAAAGAAAAGAGTAGCCTATGAAAGTGTCGGAGTTCACGAAGCCGGAGCTTGATAAATTTAGGTCAGAGTGCAATTTTACTCCCCTTGAACGCCAATGTTTTGATTTGAAAGCCAAAGATTGTACTAACATTGAATTGGCTTTAAAACTAAATATTTCCGAAAGCACCGTGTCAGTAACTATGCGTAAGGTTCGGAGTAAGATCACGAGACTTTTAGAATGGAGCGATTGATTATGTGTGATTGCAACGTATGTGATAAATGCCCCTTATTCCCGGAAAGCCACACAACAAAAGAATGGATGGAGCTACCTGACAAGGTATCTGTCAAGAACAAGTGGTATGTGGTTTCGGACTATCGGACAGACAATGATATGGATATTCCCCGTTTCAAATTCGGGGACGGGGTTACTATGATTTCTAAACTCCCGTTTGTTACTGCTGCCATTACCGATAATGACGTTGCGTTATGGGATGATAACGCTATCGGCAATACAGAAACGTAACAGTTTTTCAACAGCTTACTAACTACATTTTCCCATTTTCCCACACTTTTCTTTGAAAGAACCTCATACGTTGAGGTTCTTTTATTATGCCATAATTTAATCACGCAAGGGAGGGGATAGAAGATGCCTTATGTTTATGAAAATGTGAACCCGAAGAAAAGAACTGTCGGGGATTGCGCTGTCAGGGCGGTGGCTAAAGCGTGTGGCTTATCATGGGATAGTGCCTATATCGAATTATGCGACATGGGCTTACACATGAAGAATCTGCCGAACGCCAACGAAGTATGGGGCGCATTTCTTAAATCTATGGGGTTTGTAAAATGTTCTGCCCCTACTTGCCCCGAATGTATGACCGTAAGAGAATTTTCGCTTGACCATCCGCACGGGATATATGTTGTAGGTACAGGAACGCACGTTGTCGCTGTGATTGACGGTGATTACTATGACATATGGGATTCCGGGGATGAAATAGTGGCTTTTTATTGGAAGGAGGTTGAGTTATGACATATCCGAATTATCCTTACAGTAACTATGGGTACAATCCCCCATATATGCAGAACACGCAGCAGATACAGCAGACACAGCAGAACAGCATTGTCGGGGTATCGAATGAGAATGAAGCCCGGATGTACCCTGTCGGTATCAATACAAGCGTGACGTTTAGGGATGAATCACAGCCGAACACATTTTACACAAAGACGATGGGTAGTAGTCCGTTAGACAGCCCCACGTTTGAGTGCTATCGGCTTGTTAAGATTGACGGCGTTTCTAATGGGTTACAAGCCACAGAAAAGCCCTCAAAGGATAAAGACATAGATTTATCTGCCTACGCACTTAAAACGGACGTAGAGACCGTTTTAGGACTTATAGAGGGCGTACAGAATGACATAACGAAGCTGAAAGACAAATTCAGAAAAAGAATACTGAAAGAGGTAGAGGATGATGAATAATCAAATGCTGACAATGTTACAGCAGTTAAGGTCTAACCCGATGCAGATATTATCAAAGAGATTTAATCTTCCGCAGAACTTACCCAACAATCCGCAAGACATTATACAGCATTTACTTAACACCGGGCAGATAAGTCAGGCACAGGTCAACAATGCTATGCAGATGAAAAAACAGTTTTTCGGAAATTAAAACTCATTATTTGCATTATTTGTGCAAAATCGGCAATTAAAATGCCGAAATTCAACAATGACATAGAGGTAGCGCACCTTTATATAACGGACTATCTGACGCGTGGATAGCCCCTAACCTAAAAAATCTATAGGAGGTACTTTTTTTATGGCACTTGAAGAAAGTAACGGCAGCGGAAACGGCTTTTTCATGCCTGTAGCCCCCGCTTATGGCGGCGGTAATGGCGGCTTTGGCGGTTTCGGTGGTGACGGATGGTGGATTATCCTTCTGCTCCTGTTCGCGGGCGGCGGTTGGGGTAACGGCTTCGGCGGCGGCTTTGGCGGCGGCAATTACGATTTCCCTTGGCTCCTGACCGGGCAGCAGAACATCAACACCAACACCAACAACGGATTCCGTGACGCGATGATTAACGATAACATCACATCGGTACGTGATGGCATCGCATCGCTCAGCACACAGCTTTGCGGTTGCTGTGGAGATATGCAGATGGCACTCGCCAACGGTTTCTCCGGTGTAGAACAGGGAGCAAACGCAAGACAGATCGCAAATATGCAGACCGCATTCGCGGCACAGATGGCAAACGCACAGGGATTCAACGGAGTTCAGGCGCAGTTAGCGGAAGTCGGATGCGACAACCGCGCAGCTATCAGCGATGTGAAGTACACCATCGCAGCTGAAGAATGCGCTACCCGTGCGAACAGCACACAGAACACCCAGAGCATCCTCAATCTTGTGAACTCCGGCATTCAGAGCATCAAAGATCAGCTTTGCCAAGACAAGATCGATGCGAAGAACGATGAAATCTCGGCTTTGCGTCAGCAGATAGCCATGAAGGATCTCGCGGCTTCACAGGTCGCACAGAACGCCTTCATCGCACAGGGCTTCTCGAACGAAGTAGATCAGCTTTACAACAGGTTGAATAGCTGTCCTGTTCCCACTACTCCCGTATATGGCAGAACTCCTATCTTCACCTGCAATCAGAATCAGGGTTGCGGGTGCGGATGCGGCGGCTCTTTTTAAGGGGGTGTAAGCATGGCAGAGTTTACGAATAATGCTTTTCAGACCGTGCAGCCGAATCAGCCCGTGACGCTGAACACAACTATCGGTTGCAACAAAGGGTATGTATATCACCGCAATGGTAGTGGTATTGTAACTCTCCGTGGTATCACAAATAACTGCTTTGCAAGGTATCAGGTCACGTTCAACGGAAACATCGCAATCCCTGATGGCGGCACGGCTCCCGCTCCTATCAGCGTGGCAATCGCTTTGGATGGCGAACCGCTCTTAACGAGTCGGGCAATCGTCACTCCGGCAGCAACAGCAACAGACCCGCCCACACAGGAGAATTTCTTTAACGTGACAAGCACAGCGATTATCAACGTACCAAAGGGTTGTTGTTTCAACGTAAGTGTCGAGAACACTTCCGAGAGCCTTACCCCGGCAACAACACCCGCACCCCCGATACTTGTTCAGAACGCTAACCTGACAGTATCGAGAATTGCATGAAAGGAGAGAATGCAATGGAAAAATTCAAGCGTTTAACAGATATGCTCGAACAGGAGTTAGATCGTATCGAGAGTCGGGGCGAACTGACGGCGGGGTCTCTCGCACAGGCAGACAGTATCGCCCATACTCTTAAATGCCTTGCGACTTACGAAGCTATGGAATCGGAGTCGAAGGGCGGCGGTTACTCGGAGCATTATCCGATGATGTACCCTTATCGTGGCGGTTCATACGATGATGGCAGTTCCTATGCGCGTGGACGCGGCAGATATGCAAAGCGTGACAGCATGGGTAGATATTCTTCCGATGATGGACGTTCCTATGACAATGGCGAAAGCATGGACTACGGCAGAAGGTATTGATTCAAAAGGGCGCACTCTTTACGGAGTGCGCTTTTTCATTTGGGTATAATTTGGGTATAATGGGTATAAATAAACCCGTAAAAACGCCTATATTTTCGAACAAAATTTCGAAAAATAAGGGGTAAAAAATGGCATTAAAAAACCCCGCAAACGCTGTGTTTACGGGGTACGGAGTGGGTGGGATTCGAACCCACGAGCCCTTGCGGGCTACCTGATTTCGAGTCAGTCAAAAATACTGTAATATCAATGGTTTCAGAGTTTAAGTGGGTATAAAAAGGGCATAATGTTATAAATTCAGTTTATTTACGGACACTTTAAGCGTTTGTATTTGTTTGGAAATATGAGTATATACTTCAAGTACCATTTTAGTATCTGAATGTCCCATGAGATATTGACAGGTCTTTATGTCTACTTCGTCTAAAAAACATTGAGTACAATAGTTGTGCCTCATCATGTACGGGGTAATGTCTGTCAGCTTTAACTTGTGCATGATTACGGTAAAGATATTTCTGTATGCGCTTCTTGTCCTCAATTTGCCGTTTTCCGCTCCAAAGATCGTTTCCGTGGGTAAATGCTTACCTTTGGATTTTAAAGCCGAAATAGACCCTATTACGAAGTCAGGAAGGGGTATTGTCCGAATACTCTTGTCGGTCTTCGGTAAACCTACGGTTGCTATCCGGCTTTTACTAAATTGTAATGCCTTATTTATCGTTACAGTATGATTTTCAAGGTCAACGTCTTGCCATTGCAAGGCATACATTTCTGCGGGACGCATACCCGAACCATACAGCAGATGGATATATGCCCGCTGAAAATCACTTAACCCTTCGGCGTTCCTGATCGCTTGCTTCTCGCTTTCGGTCAAGGGACGTTTTTCTTCTTTAACGTGTCTGGGGAGTTCTATATTTCTACACGGACTCTTCGTGAGAAGATCATCATTAACCGCCATATCAAATATCTGCCGAAGCGTAAGCACAATCTGTTCACAAATGCGGGGATGTTGTGATTTTGTGCTGATAAGGTATTGTATGTCAGATTGACGTATCATATCTAACGGAGTGTCATATAAAGAAACAAGGTGGTTGACTATAATGCTTTCATACATTTCATAAGTCTTAATTGACCGCTGTTCTTTTGTGGTAAGCCACTTTTCGGCATAATCTTTAAATAATACAGGTTCGGCTTCGACGGGCGTTCCAATTTTATGTCGAAGTTTGTATTTATAATCTTGCACCTTTTTTTCAAGATCGGCTGACGATTTGGAACTTGACAGACGTATTACTATCAATTTGCCATTTACGTCATATTTCCCCGTGCTAATCATGGTTCGCCAACGTCCGTCTTTACCTTTGGTGTATTTGGATTTAGGCATTTCGCTCACCATCCTTTGCGGACAGGGACTTCAATATTTCAATGGCAATCTTAATATTTTCGGGAGCTACTTGTACCGCAGCCTGATATAGCTTTGCCCGAAGTGCGGCTTCGCCAATAATCGGTGCATGATCTACAATAAGATTTACCTGTTCTTTTCCGGGAGCGGAGTAGGTCAGCGCAACGGTAGGCGAGTCTTCATAACCGAGAATGTAGGCGGCATCTTCACCATAAAGCTCCGCTAACTTGTCAATGTAACTTCTGTTGATTGTTTTTAGTTTGCCGTTCTCTAAACGAGAAAGTGTGCTTTTAGGAATATCAACTCTTTCAACAACATCATCTAATGTGTACCCGCATTTCTTTCGCAGTTCATGCAATCTTTTACCCATTTGTACCATAAAATCACCATCCTTTCTGTTGATAATATCGGCATATCGCAACAATAAATTAACATAAAACGGAAATAAATTCAATATTGAGAAATAAATAAATAGAAATTTTTTAAAAAGTTGTTGACATAGGAATATTAGTTGTGATATAAAGAATTATGTCAAGAAACGAAACAGAAGTTTTGAAATATGAAATAAGGAGGTGGCAACTATGACAGCGGTTATTTTAATGGGAATAGTAGCTATAGCAATTTTGGTAGAGGTCAATATGTTCATCTACCATATGAATAAAGCAAACAGAACAATTAAAGATTTAAAGGAAGGAGGGAACAAATGATAAACGAAACTGAAATGAGAATCCAAATGTTGCGGCATGGCGATAATAACAAGGCACTTGCAGAAGCATTAGGCAAGACTACACCGACAATCTGCCATAAGCTCAAAGGCTCACAGCGTTTCACGCAAATAGAAATACAGAAGATCATTGATCGGTATAATCTTACGCCAGAGGAAACGCAGACTATTTTTTTTGCTTCACAAGTTGCTAAAAATGAAACAAATGTTGTCGAAAGCGGCACATAAGGCAAGAAAAAACTGCTGACGGTTGCAGCCGAACAGCAGTAATGGGAATGAAAAAACAATTCATACGAACAGTATAACGCAAACAAGGAGGGATGTCAACAATATGAGAACAGCGGATGACCTACGGCAAAAACAGGCATTGCCGCTTTCGCTAAAGGTAGCACTTACAAAAGAACGCATACGTCAATGGGTAAATGAGTACGGGGAAGACGGAGTGTTTGTTAGTTATTCCGGAGGAAAAGACAGCACAGTATTGTTACACATCGTTCGTTCTTTATATCCGAATATAAAGGCTGTGTTTTGTGACACAGGTTTGGAATATCCGTCAATCAGGGCGTTCGTAAAGAAAACTGAAAATGTGGAGATCCTAAAACCGAAGATGACATTCAGAGAGGTCATCAATAAATATGGCTATCCCGTTATTTCAAAAGAAATCGCGTCGATGGCAGATATAACGAAGAAATACATCGCGAAAGTCAAGAAAGACAAACAGACAGATATGAACATACCCGCTTATGCGTTCGCAGACCTTCTGGGCGTTCCGAGAAGATTAGATGCAAAGCAGAGCGAGGAATACGCGAAGATCAAGGAGGGCAATATCCCCGACATCTTTTTCAAAGATGCACCGACGCGAGTAAAAATGTTGTACGGAAGATTGGAGCATAAAGAAAAAGGTCAATTAACGGGCGAGTATTCCAGAATGTATGATCGTAGCAAGTACAGGTTTCTTATCTTTAGTCCCTTCCGAGTAAGCGACAGATGCTGTCGAATTATGAAAAAGAATCCGTCTCACAAATATCAAGTAGATAACAATATGAATCCTATGACGGGGCAGATGGCAGATGAAAGTAGACTCCGCAAGAAAGTTTGGATTCAGCACGGATGCAATATGTTTGATGCGAAATACCCTATCAGCAATCCGATGTCCTTTTGGACGGAACAGGACGTATTCAAATACATCAAAGAAAACAACATAGAGATTGCCGCTCCGTATGGCGAGATCGTACCAAAAAACGGAACAGGCTATGACGGACAAATGACCCTCGCGGATATGTTAGAAGACTATTCCGATGTGGAATATACCACAACAAAGAACCAAAGAACGGGATGTGTTTTCTGCCTCTTCGGAATCAATTCTGACAAGGAACGATTCGTGAGATTAGCAGATGAAGAGCCGCAATTATACGATTATGTAATGCGCGGTGGCGAGTGGTCAACAGATGGAATCTGGCAGCCGTCAAACGAAGGGTTAGGTTATTGGTTCGTTATTCTCTGGCTTAACAGATATGGAAATATCGGAATCAAAGCTCCAAACATGGAACATTATGAAGTGAAATACGGGGACGAAAGAACGAGAGAGGAATTGACCGAATGACAGAAAAAGGGCAGATGAAAACCATTTCACAGTTAATTGCGGAAGGGTGGAATAAAGAATTGATATATCGTATTGCTCACATGAAAGATACTCCGTTCTTTCGCACATCATCCAAAGGCAAGTTTTATGTGATGCCCGACAAACTAAACGAATTTGTCTCGACAAGAAGAGTGGGACGCTAAAAAGGAGGGAAAAACTATGATGACAGAATCAGCAGCAAAGGCAATGAACTCAATCAGCATAGATGAAGCAATTGCATTACACATACAGGGCAAGTGCCTGATATGCGGAAACGGACAGGTTGTATCTATCGTGTCGGAGGATAAAGCGCAGATCGAAGAGTATAAGAGGTGTGAGCGTGGGTATTAAGAAATGTCATGGAGTACATTACGAAGTTTTTAAATCCCGAAACGAGTGGTTAGCCGCTCGCGGGAAAACAATCGGTGGTTCGGATGCGGGAAGTATTCTGGGGCTTTGCAAATGGAGAGACAACAACAAACTCTGGCGTATCATGGTCGGGTTTGAAGACCCCGAAGACATTTCTAATCGCCCGTTCGTACAGTACGGGATTGATGCCGAGCCGCATATAAGAGATATGTTCCGTCTCCATCATCCCGAATGGGGTATCGGATATGCGGAAAACAATATGTGGACAAATAAGAAATACCCGTTTGCACACGCAAGTCTTGACGGATGGATAGAAACCGAAGACGGAAAGTATGGGATTTTGGAAATCAAAACTACCGAGATCACAAGCAAGGCGAAGAATGATGAATGGCAAGGGAGAATCCCTGATACTTACTACGCACAAATCTTACATTACTTCCTTGTTACAGAGTTTGATTTCGCTATCCTGTGTGCCGAACTGAAAGTACATAAAGCTGACGGCAGCAATGAGTGGCGCATTATTGAGCGCAGAATAGACCGTAAGGACGTACAGGCAGATATAGAAGAGTTGGAACGTAAAGAACGTGCTTTTATGTGGCACGTTGAGGACAAGACAGAACCCGCGCGGATTTTACCCGCTATTTAAAACTATGGAAGAGAAAAGAGTATGCCCGATTTGCAAGGGCGAAAGATTTATCAAATTTAGTACCCGCAACGAAAACGGGTACGAGTATGTAATGTATAAACGGTGCGAGTGTTTGACCAACAGGAAGAACACCGAGAACCCGTTTACGGACAAGGAGGAAGATGGAACTACAGATAAAAGCGTATAAGGCGCAGCCGATTGAGTTCAATTACGAAGAACTTAAAACAGAACTTCTTACGAAATTAAGCGATTATAAGACATTACAGTACACCGAAGATCAAATACAGGCGGCAAAGGCTGATAGAGCAAAGCTGAACAGCTTGAAGAAAGCCTTGTCCGACGAAAGAGTAAGACGAAAGAAAGAGTTTCTTGAACCGTTTGAGACATTCGAAACGCAGATCAAAGAACTTTGTACCCTGATTGACGAACCCGTGTTGTTAATCGACAGACAGGTAAAGGAATATGAAGAACAGGAGAAACAGAAAAAAAGAGAATCCTGTTATGACATTTTTGCCAACACTCCCGACCTTCCGGAATGGATTTCTTACGATCAGATAGAAAATGTCAAGTGGTACAACAAAACTTTTTCGCTGAAACAAGTTGAGGATGACATAACCGAGAAGATCAAAAAAATCAACGATGATATTAAGGTTTTGTCCGAGTTGGAGTATTCCTTTGAAGCTATTGAAGAATACAAACGGACGCTTGATTTATCGGCGGCGATGGTTGAGGGAAAACGGATAGCCACGATGCAGATTAAAAAAGCCGAGGAGCGCACGAAAACGCCCCAGATTCCTTTTGCAGATAGCGAGGTGGTAGAAATTACCGCTGATGAAGAAAAGGGCGAAGAAAGCCGTGTTTGGCTGTCTTTTAGAGCGTATCTTTCAAAGGACGAAGCATTAGCGTTAAAGAGTTTCTTAAACTACAGCAAAATACAGTATGAGGCTATAAAGGAGGATAAATAAATGGCAGTTTCAAATTCACTTGTAAAAGCCAATCAGAAGATGGGCTTCACAACATATATTACACAGGATGCCGTAAAAAATCAGATCAATTCCGTCATCGGCGGAAAAAACGGCACAAATTTCACCACAGGTATTGTTTCGGCGGTAAATGCTAATTCGGCATTATTGGATTGTACAAATCAGAGCATTATGTCTGCCGCACTTCTTGGCGCAAGTCTAAAACTTTCCCCTTCACCACAGATGGGATTCTACTATCTCGTTCCCTACAATGACAAAGAAAAAGGCAAAGTAGCGCAGTTTCAGCTTGGCTACAAAGGCTACATTCAGCTTGCCGTTAGATCAGGACAGTACAAAAAACTGAATGTTCTCCCTATCAAAGAAGGTGAGCTTGTAAGATTTGACGCTCTGAATGAAGAGATCGAAGTAAACCTTATCCCGGATGAAGAAGCAAGGGAGAAAGCCCCGACAATCGGATATTATGCAATGTTTGAGTATATCAATGGTTTCCGCAAGGCTATTTATTGGAGTAGGTCAAAGATGGAGGCTCACGCACTCCGCTACTCAAAAGGATATGCCGCAAAGAAGGGCTACACCTTCTGGGAAAAAGATTTTGACGCAATGGCTTGTAAGACAATGATTCGTCAGCTTATCAGCAAGTGGGGCGTAATGAGTACCGATTTCGAAAGAGCATACGAAGCAGATCAGGGCGTTATTGGTGAGAACGGAAGTATCACCTATGTTGATAACGATGACAGCGTGGTTGAAGCCGCTCCCGCACCGTTTCCTATGAACCCGCCTGTTGAAGCCGAGATCGTAGAAGCTCCAAAGGAAAAGAAGAAGTCAGATCCGAAGGAAACCCACACCGTTGAAGATTTGGATGCTATAGCGGCAGCGATGTTTAAGTAAGCCTATTTTGCGGAAACGGTCACGAAGCGAGTATATCACACAATCAACAATTACACATACAACGTCATAGAAATAAGGAACTGCGGAATGATCGTAACCGCTAACCCCGTGATGCCCGAAATGAAACCACCGCTTTTATTGATATTCACGGTCGGACAAACTACGGCACGGGTATTCTGGGGTAACTTCTGTACGGCAGAGTTACCCCGATTCAAGGGAGATTGTAAATGAGAAATAAATTTAATGCCAGAAAGATAGAAGTTGACGGTATTGTGTTTGATTCAAAGCGGGAAAGCCGCAGATACCAACAGCTTAAAGCACTTGAACAGGCGGGAGAGATTTCTGATCTTGAATTACAGAAGCCTTTTGAACTTATCCCGAACATTTGCGAACCCGATACCGTGGGTGCAAGAGGCGGCGTTAAGAAGGGCAAAGTGATACAGCGCAAGACGGTCTATATCGCTGATTTCGTTTACAAGCGAGACGGCAAAACGATAGTGGAAGATGCCAAAGGTTGTAGATACGGGGCGGCATATCAAGTCTTCAAGTTGAAGAAGAAAATCTTTTTCTGGCAAACGGGGATAGAGATACAGGAGGTCTGAATGTTAAAAAAGGTTTTAAGCCCCGATGAACTTAAAGTGGGCGATAAGGTCAGATACAGGTCTGTCAGGGGCATACAGGTCACCAATAAAAAAGGCGCAACCTATGTGTCGGTTGGAGCTGAATACGATGGCGAGGTTATTCAGATAACAGACCACATCATAGTTTTACAACTTACCGCAGATCAAGGCACAATACATAGAATGTCGATTGATAAACCCACACCGTTTAAATGGTCAGTAATGAAACATGACATAGAGACGGGATATGAATTTATTTTTAAAGAGAGGTACGAAATCCTTGAACCATAAAGAAGAACGTCAGCTAATCATGCTGACAAAGATAATAGGCGTGTTGCTGATTATCCTGATTATAGTGGACTTTATGAGCTGTATTCACGCTAAAGCGGGAGTTGTTACGGGAGAGAAACAGTTAGGCGGTATTTCTTTAGTCCGTCAGCAAGTGATCGACAATGGCGAGGAACTTCCCGAATACGACGAAATCAACCTACTCGCAGAGGTTATGTATCACGAGAATTGGCATACGGACAAAGAACACCTTGCAGCTTACTACACGGGAGCGGTAGTAATGAACAGGGTAAGAAGTGATGAAAAGTGGTTACACCTTAAAGGGGATAAAACTGTTTACGATGTTGTCTATGCTAAAGGGCAATATGCAACCACGAAAAAGTTTTTCACCGTTAAACTCCCTGATGAATGTTATCAATTAGCTGTCAAGATAATTAAAGATGGAACGGATGATGTACCGCTGAATGTTATCTTTCAGAGTACCCACAAAGAGTTCGGAAGTGGCGTTTGGAAGTGCATTAACGGTGAGTATTTTAACTATGAGTGAGGTAGCAAACAATGGCATTGTTCAGAAGCGTCCAAACGTCTTTTTGGACGGACGTAAAGATAACAGAAGACTTCTCCCCAGAAGATCGCTACTTCTACCTTTATTTGTTTACGAACCCGCATACAAATCTATGCGGATGTTATGAGGTTAGCATAAACCAAATATCAAACGAAGCGGGCTTTCCCGCAGATAAAGTTAAGCGATTATTGGAGAAGTTTTCAAATACATATACTGTAGTTAAATACTCCGGAGAAACCCGCGAGCTGTTGCTTGTGAATTGGCATAAATATAATTGGAACACATCAAACAAGCTCCGTACAGCAGTAAAGAATGAGATCGACGAGATCAAATGCGACGAATTTAGGGAGTATTTGACAAGCGTGTTTAATGACGAAGATACCATATCTGACATCAAAAAATATGGTATCGACAGTAATAGTAATACTAATACTGTTGCTGATACTGAATCTGATTCTGAACCTAAAAAGAAGGTTCGGGCGGTGTTTACTCCTCCAACGGTGGAAGATGTAAGAGCCTACTGTCAGGAAAGAAATAACGGGTTGGATGCCGAAAGATTTGTAGACTTTTACGCAAGCAAGGGTTGGATGATCGGCAAGGATAAGATGAAGGATTGGAAAGCCGCTGTCAGAACATGGGAAAAGATTAGAAACGAACGGCAGCCGCAACAGCAACCTATCGCAAGGCTAAACAATCAGTTCCAACAGTTCGAACAGCGACAGTACACGCCAGATGCTATGGCAGAGTTGGAAAGACGTAAGTTAGGAGTGAAATAGGAAATGGCATGGGAAAAGAGGTTCGATGCTTACTTGTACAGCGGAACGTCACTTGTGGCAAGCAAGATATACCGAGACGTTAATATGCTGAAAGTAAACAGGGATTTAAAGACGATAGAGTTATTCATGGATGACAACACAAGTGTCACGGTCAACCCCGACAGGTATGTTGTGGAGATACGGACACGGGATAAATGGGGGTTTTAATTATGACACAGAAAGAAGCCGTATTAAGGCATTTACAGGAACACGGAAAGATAACCGACCTTGAAGCCTACAAGCTGTATGCAATCCGCAGACTTGGAGCGAGAATCTGGGATTTAAGGGCAGACGGGTACAAGATCGTTACGAAGAACACAAAGGAAAAGAATAGGTTCGGGCAGCAGACGATGTTCGCAACCTATGTGATGGAGGGATAATATGCTGAAATGCTACTGTTTGAGAGCCACCGTCTTATACGAAGAGGATATAACAGCCGAGACGGAAGAAGAAGCCTACGATAAATTCATAGACTCATGCCCTTATGAGATACAGGGCGATATAGAATGCGATACGGTCTATGAGGATGACAGGCGGGACGAAGTGTTTGATCGAATGACGGGGGTAATCGAATGATACAGGAAGGAGATAGATATAACCGCATTACCGTCATACGGCGAAGCGAAGCGAAGTCAAAAGACGGTCACGCACGGTGGTTGTGTAAATGCGATTGCGGTAATGAGTTTTTCGCCACCGCAAGCAACATAGGTAAGCAGATGGAATGTGCCGAATGTGCATACAGAACACGGTCTGAAAAGGCTGTGTTGAGAAGAGGACACCACAGGAGACAGGAAATATATTATATCCCGAACGTGGGTAAGCGTATGCTCGATATTATCAACAGCAAGGATATAAATATTTCCGCTATGGCAAAGGCTACAGGAGTGGCAAGAGGGGCTATCTACTGTCTCTTATACGAGGGACGGGATATGTCATCATCACGGCTTGCAAAGCTGTGTTCCTATTGCGGTGTATCGGCTGATTATATTCTGGGGCTAAAGGAGGGCGTAGTAAATGGTATGTGAATGTGGCGGGAAAATGTTTGTTAGAAATACCAACAGCGACCCCGAAAATATGGAAACGGCAAGAATGTATGTATGTAGTAAGTGCAAAAAGAAGATTTACACGATGGAAAAGGTTTGCAGCAAGAATACAGCGTGTTATCTGATTTTGCAGAGATACCGGAGATATTACACAGAAGTGAGAAAGGAGATAAGTGAATGATAGATATTGTCGAGATCAAGAGTGCCGCCACAAAGTCAGAGATAAAATTTTATGTTGAAGATGGTTTTATTTACTGTAGTAATACGATTGGCGAAAGTGTAATAGTTGGCATAGTGGACAAAAGCGAGGATAAGGCATGAGAAACTACGATGACA